TTCTGGCGACCAGCGGCGCTTCCATGTTGCGTGCCCGCACTGCGATCACGAGCAGTCGTTGCGTTGGTCAAACGTGATTTGGCCTGATGGTGAGCCATTGAAAGCGGAATATGTGTGCGAAGAATGCGGCTCGCCGTGGACTGATGGCGAGAGAATCGCTGCAATTCGCAAGGGCAAATGGATCGCATCGCAGCCATTTCGAGGTCATGCAAGCTATCACTTGAGCGAATTGTATAGTTGTTTCAGGAAGTTGGGTGACATTGCTCAGTCTTTTCTAGAGAAGAAACACACAAACGACTTGCAGACTTTCGTCAACGTCTCGCTGGCGGAGACTTGGGAAGAGTCCGGCGAGGGTCTGGACCAGCATTCTTTGGCGGATCGATGCGAGGATTGGGGCGATTTAGTGCCCGAAGAAGTCGTGATTTTGGTCGCCGGGGTCGACGTTCAGGACGACCGGCTCGAGGTTGAGATCCTCGGGATTGGTCGAGACGAGGAATCATGGTCGATTGAATATCGAACGATCTACGGTGACCCGTCGAGTCCCAAGGTCTGGGACGATCTCGACTCGGTCTTGTTTGGTGAGTGGCAGACGCATGATGGCCGGACGTTGTCTGTCCGCGGGACGGCGATCGACACTGGCGGTCATCACACGCAATCGACGTATCGCTACATCAAGGCCCGGGAGTCTCGGCGGGTGTTCGCGATCAAGGGTGTCGGCGGCGAGGGCCGCGCTTTCGTGGGCCGACCGAACAAGTCGAACATCGGCAAGGTGCGGCTGTTTTCAGTTGCGGCGGATACCGGCAAGGAATTGGTATACGGTCGACTCAGAATCGTCGAGCCGGGTCCGGGATATTGCCACTTCCCGATCAATTATTCCGATGAGTATTTCGCGCAGCTCACCGCTGAAAAGTTGGTGACCCGATATGTGCGTGGACACGCCAAGCGAATGTGGGTTAAAACACGCGCAAGGAACGAAGCGCTCGACGTTCGCGTTTATGCTTTGGCGGCCTATTCCATTCTGGGGATGAATGTCAATACAATAGCGGCTAAAATGGAGCGAGTGAAACAACCGGATCAGGAGCAGGAAGACGCTCCGCCGTTAGCGCCGAGCCGGCAGCGGACCAAGAGACCACGACCCGGCGGCTTTATCAATCAGTGGAGATGACTATGGCGAACGCATTTGATCCGGCACAGGCACCCGAGGGAGAACCATCCGAGGTTGTCGTCGGCGATTATATCCAGTGGAAACGCTCCGATCTGGTTGCCGACTATCCGCCGGCATCATTCACTGCGACCTACATCGCCCGCATTACTGGCGGCGGAAATACTGAAATCCAACTTCCCGGCACTAATTACAACTCCGGCGAGGCGTTTCTGTTCACTGTCTCGTCAGTGGCATCAGCCGACTTCGTTCCCGGGTATTACCACTGGCAGCTCGAGGTTGTCAGAAACTCGGACAGTAGTCGGGTCGCTGTCGACCGTGGCGCATTCACTGCCATCGTGGATCTTGACGTTGGCGGAGCAGATCCTCGATCGCACGCCGAGAAAATGCTTACCAAGATTGAGTCCTTGCTGGAAGGTAAAGCCGATTCTGACGTCGCAAACTATTCAATCGCCGGCCGCTCATTGACGAAACTCAGTCCCGATGAGCTGGTAAAATGGCGCAACTATTATCGATCTGAAGTGTTGCTGATGCGTCAGAAGGAAGATATCAAACTCGGGCGCAAGTCGCCGACCACTGTCAAAGTGAGGTTTTAACAGATGGGAATTTTCGACGCTTTCCGGCGCCCGCAAAAGAAGAGCAAACGAAGCTATGACGGCGCCAATGTAGGGCGTCTCTTTTCTGATTTCCGACCAGTTCAACGGAGCGCAGACAGCGAGATCCGTTATAACTTAAAGACATTAAGAAACCGTTGTAGGGATCTATCTAGGAATAACGAATACGCTCGCCGCTATTTGCATTTGGTCAAGACCAACGTCGTTGGTGAGCGTGGCGTATCTCTGCAAGAACGCGCAATAAATGAAAACGGCACCATGGACACCATGGCGAACGACATGATCGAGCGCGAGTTTCTCAAGTGGTCTCGCGCTGGTGTCTGTACTGTTGACGGCCGGATGTCGTGGGTCGACGCTCAAGCGATGGTGATCGAGTCGATGGCTCGCGATGGCGAGTGTTTGATCCGCATGGTCAACTACGGCGGGAACGCTGATCGGTTTGCGTTGCAGTTTCTCGAGCCGGATTTGCTTGATGAAGAGAAAAACGAGCGCCTCTCAGATGGCCGCAAAATCCGCATGGGTGTCGAGCTGGACAAGTGGCATCGCCCGATCGCCTATCACATCCTGACCTCGCATCCCGGCGATATCGATTTCGCGACTCCGTCACGTCGCACTGAGCGCGTGCCGGCGGATCGTATTTTGCACTTGTATCTCCCAGATCGTGCAGAGCAGAGTCGTGGTGTTCCATGGATGGCCACCGCGATCTCATCGTTGAAGATGCTGCATGGGTATCGAGAGGCCGAGTTGGTGGCCGCTCGGACCGCGGCGTCGAAGATGGGATTCTTTACATCGCCGGCGGGTGATGGGTTTACCCCGGATGATTATGAAGACAACATCGTCCCGATCATGGAAGCGGAGCCGGGCACATTCCAACAGTTACCGATGGGCGTCTCATTCCAACAGTTTGACCCGCAGCATCCGACCAGCGCGTTCGCTGATTTTGAAAAGGCGGTATTGCGGGGCATTGCGTCGGGTCTTGGTGTGTCCTATTACGCACTGGCGAATGACCTCACTCAGACCAGTTATTCATCTATCCGCCAAGGTGCGATCGACGACCGAGATTTCTACAAGATGCTACAGCGGTTTTTGATCGACCACTTTGTGCGGCCAGTCTTCCGCGAGTGGTTGCTTCAATCAATGACCGTTGGCGGGGTGACCTTGCCGATTAACAAATATGATAAGTTTGCGGATTCTGCATCATTCCGTCCGCGTGGTTTCCAGTGGGTCGATCCGCAGAAGGAGATCGCAGCGCAGGTCACCGCACTGCAAAACGGCTTGATCTCGATGCAGGACGTGGCGGGCGTGTACGGTCGAGACGTCGAAGAGACGTTCGCACAGATCGCCAGAGACAAGCAGACCGCGGCGGACTTCGGTCTGTCTTTGGCGTTCGAGCCATTCGGCGCGCAGAAGCTACCGGTCCAGCCGGATATCACGGGAGACACTGATGCCGACACCAACTGAAGCAATGCGCGAAGAGGCCCAGAGGGGCCTCGATTGGCGGTCTGAGTTTGGCCGTGGCGGGACTGAAGTCGGCATCGCTCGGGCGCGTGATATTGTCAACGGTCGAAACCTAAGCGATGAAACCGTCACCCGCATGTATTCATATTTCAGTCGGCACGAAGTCGACAAAGAGGCGGAAGGTTTCCGCCCCGGCGAGGATGGTTATCCAAGCAATGGCCGCATCGCGTGGGCACTTTGGGGTGGCGATGCCGGATTTTCGTGGAGCAAAAACCTAGTGGAGCAGATGGACCGTGGCTGGAAAGACGACCGCCCGTATCCAAACGAACACGCTGCGCGCATGAATGATCCCGAGAAGTACGAGAGTTTCCGCCGTGATGCGGACGCTGGCGGTCCGGGAATTGACTTTATTTACGGTTTACTCGAGAGTGAAGGCGAGACAGTTTCCGAGATCCAGAGTGTACGATTCGACTCATCTCGTTATACTGTCGCGGAAGCAATGACATGGTTATCGGAGAACGATATGGAACCAATCAAATTTGAAGAAGCGATCGAGGAGCGCAAGATGGGCGCACGCCATATCGTTTCGATCACAGAGACCGATGACTCATTCCTGATTGAATTAGGCAAGAGCGCCGAATTCGAGGGCGTGAACCTGATGCCGGAACAGGTCGAGCAGGTAGAAGAAGCCGAAGAAGAGATGGAAATGGAATTGGAAACCGAGCGCCTATCGAAGGCCGAGATCATCACTCGAGCCGAAGCGATGGATGCTGAATCATTGGATGATCGTCGAGTTCGCATGGCGGTTTCGAGTGAGTTCGGCGTGGAGCGTTCGTTTGGCGTTGAGATTTTGGACCACAGCGAAGGTGCGATCGATCTCGACTTTTTGAATTCAGGCCGAGCGCCTCTGTTGATCGACCACGATCCAGAGCGGCAGATCGGCGTTATCGAATCGGCAGAACTCGACAGCTCGACCCGGCGTCTCCGGGTGACGGTGCGCTTCGGAAGGGGAGCACTGGCAACCGAGGTCTACGGTGACGTGATGGATAAGATCCGGTCGAATGTTTCGATCGGTTATCACATCGCACGCATGGTCAAAGACGAGGCAAATCCTAAGGTATACCGGGCTGTTTCGTGGCGACCGATGGAAGTTTCTATTGTCTCTCTCCCCGCTGACCCGTCAGTTGGTGTGGGCCGGAGCGTTGAAGCAACCGAACCTCAAGTGAAAATCGTGTCAACAAAGGAGATCCATATTATGGAACAGACACAAGATCAGGTTCGTGACGACAATGTTGCGGCCTACAAAGAAGTGAGCGAAATGTTGGATCTGGCAGCACGCCACAACCAACGCGCTTTGGCTGATGAGTGCATCCGCAAGGGCTACAGTTTGGCTCAGTTCCGCGGCGCACTGTTGGAGAAAATCGCAGACAAGCCCCTCGACGTTGCAGACGTTGAGCTGACTCGCAAAGAAAAGCAGTCTTACTCGCTGATGCGTGCCATCCGTGGCATGGCAACTGGCAAGTTTGACGGTTTCGAGCGTGAAGTATCCGAAGAGTTGGCGAAGTTGCATGGCAAAGATGCGCGTGGTTTCTATGTACCACATAGCATTTTCAAGCGTGACATCCTGACTTCTTCACCCGCGAACGGCTCAAACCTTGTCCCAACAGATCACTTGGCGGATGAATTCGTCGATGCTCTGCGTGAGACTTTGGTAATTGCCGGACTCGGCGCTCGCATGATGTCGGGCCTGAAAGGTGACGTTGCAATCCCTGCATTGAACTCAAAGACTGCGGTCCAGTTCGTTGCAGAGAACAACGCCCCAAATGAAGGCGCCCCAACTTTCCGTCAGATCACCATGACACCCAAGACATGCGCTGGGTTTGTGGATATCTCTCGGAAGCTGATGATGCAGTCTGACCCATCCGTGGAGCAGATTCTTCGTCAAGACATGGTGCAACAGTTCGCAGCAAAACTCGATGACGTAGCAATCGAAGGCGGCGGCGCTAACGAGCCAACTGGTATCCTCGGAACCAGCGGCATCGGCGCAGTTGTTATGGGCACTAACGGCGCGGCGATTTCTTATGCCAAGCTGGTAGAGCTCGAGCGCGAAGTTGCAATCGATAACGCTTTGGCTGGTCGCTTGTCTTACTTGACCAACCCCAAGGTTGTTGCTGCAATGCGTCAGACACCACGTCAGACTTCAGGCGTTGAAGGTAACTTCATTCTGAACGACACCAACACACTGTTGGGCTACGGCGTGGCATCAACCAACCTCGTCCCATCGGATCTGACCAAAGGTACTTCCACAGGCGTTTGCTCTGCGGTGATCTTCGGAAACTTCCAAGACTTGATGATCGGCATGTTCGGCGGCTTGGATATCCTCGTCGATCCTTACACCGGCTCATCAACTGGCGCTACTCGGATTGCAATGTATCAGGACATCGATATCGCAGTTCGTCACGCCCAGTCGTTTGCGGCGATCAAAGACGTCACCACTGCGTGATGACTTGAGAGAGCGGCCCCCTTGGGGCCGCTTTTTTATGCCGGAAATCCAGCAATTCAAAGACAAGCATCGAGGACAGACAGCCGCTATTTTATGCGGAGGCCCGTCGCTACCGCTCGATCTGCATAGAATCCCCGACGTGGATATTTTTATCGGCGTCAATCAACACGCAAACATACTCCCGCTCGACTATCTTGTATTCGGCGATCGCCACATGTGGGATCTTGTTAAGGACGTCCCGGGGTGCATGTTCATCACCCATCTAAAGAAGTTTCCAACCAAGCGAACCATCGTGGCGGATATCTGGCCGTCGATGGGATATTCTGGAATGCGAGCGATTTACGCGGCGGACTGGATGGGATTCGATACGATTCACGTTTGCGGAATGAATCAATATGATCATAATGAAAAACGCGAATACTGGTGGGAAGGTCCGCAGTGTTTGCAGATGCAGACGCATCAACCGAGGTCGTCCGATTTGGAGCGATTAAAGTCTTTTATTGATTCTCTCACCCATCCTGAGCGAATCTATTTTGCAAGCGGTCAACTGAAGGAAATGCACCAATGAAAGTTGAAATCACACGGAACACGTTTTGGGACGGCAAGCCATACGAGGTCGGTCAGGTGGTCGACTTGTCCGATCGGCAAGCTGAGGAGATGATGGCAAACGGCAAGGCAAAACCACATGCCGAACCACAAGCACCGATTATCAATCGAGCGATCGAACTGGAAACCAGCGACGAAAAGGTGACGAAGAGACAATGGCGCAAGAAACCATCACAGAACAGTACCGCGAGCTGAACAAAAAACTGCATCAGGATCGAGTTGACTATGGCGCCAGAGAGCGTCATTTAGTCTACGAAGAGATCGTGCAGTTGATCGGCGAATGCGACGCCATGCGAATTTTGGACTATGGCTGCGGCAAGGCGACGATGTCCAAGTTCGTCGATAACGTCACGAATTATGATCCATGCGTGGACGAGTTTAATCATGCAATCGAGCCGCACGATCTGGTGGTTTGCACTGACGTCTTGGAGCACATCGAGCCGGAATTGCTGGATAACGTCTTGGCGGATATCCGACGCAATGCGACGAAGGCGATTTATCTGATCGTCGCAACTCGGCCCGACAGCAGCAAAACATTGCCAGATGGCAGAAACCCACATCTCATCGTCAAGCCGGGATCGTGGTGGTTGACCAAGATCAAGGACTTATTCCCGGGATGGCGCATCAGCGCCGAGATCGATCCGAGCAAGGGCGAAGCGAAATTTATATGCCGGAAAAGCTGAAAGTTTTAACCGTCCTAAAGTCGGGCGGAGAGTACAAGCCGAGCCATGTTTACGCGCTGAAGGCGCAGGTCAACCGTTACATTTACTCGGCGGACTTTGTCTGTTTGACCGATGCCGATCTGGTCTGCGATACCATCCCATTGCGTCACTCGCTGCCGGGCTGGTGGTCCAAAATGGAAATGTTCAAGCTGCAAGGTCCTTGCTTGTATATGGATCTCGACACGATGGTCACCGTTGAGCGCGCGCAAGATCT